TTAGAAGGGTAACTTAAACTCTTTGGTATTTAGTTTAGGAATAGGAAGTTTCTCAAATGCTTTGTTGACTTGTTTCTCTACCACAGCACCGACAAACTCTTCTGGATTATCTAAAATCTTCTGTGCTTTTTGATAAGTTACATAAGCACCAACACCAATGGCGGTGCTAATGATTAAACTTACTGTTGATAAAGTTAGAGTAAGATATTTCATTATGTACGAGTCTGAACTTGTCCTTCTTCTAGAGCTTCAACTCTTTCTTCAAGAGTTACTGGTGATGGTGGTTCTGGAGGAGCAACTACAAACTCTTCTCTACGTGCCTCTGGTGCTTTAGGTTCTTCATCATCACCTTTCTTCATGGTGTTGATACCGAACGTAGCAGCAGATGCTGTAAACACAGTAGCAATAAAGGTTGGATCCATTTTGGATAGCATACCCGAATAGCTAGCGGTGAGAAGAGCAGCAGACCAACTCAAGATACATATACGAATTAATTGTCCCATAGCATTTTCCTTTTTCTTGTCCATTGTTTTTTACTGTAAGGTTAACTTTTTTTCCAAGCTTCACCTTCTGCTTTTCTTCTACGAGCAAGACCTGCTTCTACATTAGAACCAGGATTTCTGTAGAGATAAAGCGCATCGGGCACCAGATCCCATTCTTTATTCTTCAGGCGTTTAGTAATAGTATTGAAGTTAGCACCACCGTAGAAACCAGCACCGAGATTATAAGCAAAGCTGAGAAGAGCTCCTCTTTTTCCATCTGACATCTCATTCCAATGTGGTACTTTACGAAGTGCAGGAAGAAACTCATTCTTGCACTGCTCAATAAGAAGTGCATCCGCTTCTGCCTGTGTTAATGTATCGCCCATCTTAAAGTGTGATCCATCCTTCTTGCGAGTAGATCCCCAACCAATAGTGATTGGGAGATTGCCTGTGAGAGGGTCTGGGTATGCCTTGAGATGGCATCCTTCAAACTCCTTGATGAGTTTGATACCCATCATTGGAACATCACCACCTGTTACAGGTGCTGCAGCAGCCGGTGCTGGTGCAGCACTAGTCTTTTTTCCTCTAAAAGTCTCCGCCCATTCTACATTATCTTCAAGATATTTGATGGGTAGATTATCTTCTAACCACTGAACTGCTTTGACATGATTAGGATTCCTCTCATCATAGAATTGGAAGAAGTTGTGCAAATCGATTCTTGCCATTGTGATCTCCTATTTAAAAACTGAATATTCAGAAACTCCAGCAGGAGTAGAATTATGATTAACTCTTGGTAATCTATTGGTTGGACATAATCCAGAACCTGGGCAAATGATTGGAAGTTTGTTTGTTGGACAAGTCCCTTCTCTTCCAGTTACACACCCAGGAAATGGTGGAGGATTAATTGGTTCAGGTCCACTCCAATACTGTGCAGATGCTGATCCAATAAAACCAAAAGAAGCTAATGATGCAAAGAATATTTGATTTAAACTTTCGAATAATTTAACTTTTTCCATTGTTACCCCCAAAGTATTTTTGATAAAGTTGATTTGCTTCTACGTGTTTGCCTTGGTTTGTCAGATCTTTAACTTTTTGTAAGATCTTTCTTTTGAATTCAGTCGAAGATCCTCCCCCACCCATCATTACCTCCTGGGCACCAGCGGTGCTTAAGAACTGCTTTTGTATAAACGGTCTTCTTACCGTTTGTGACTGGACCGGTGTAGTTATCATTTAACGAACCATATGGATCGTTGACAAAATATCCTTTACCATCTGGTGTCTTACCAATCACAACACACATGTGCCCACCAGTAGGTGCAGAAAGAGAACCCCTGTGAAGGATACCAATAACAACAGGTTTCCCAGCATCGAGACTTTTATCAATATCAGTAAAAGAAAGATTGTAACTAAAGTGTGACTTAACTCCATAACCTGCCAGAACTTTTGTCTGTACCGCATGGTCAGTCGTGTCGCCAATCGCAAATACTTTCTTAACATACTCATCATCACCTTTAATGATTCCTGGTTTGAGGAACGCAAGACACATCGCACAGGATGAACTATTGCAAGTTCTTTGTGCATCTCTGTAGTTATCTACTTGATTAAAATAAGGGACTGCTAAGACTGCTGGTTGTGGTGGTTTGGTTCTAAAGATACCAACCCAATCTCCCTCGGCATCATCAAGATACTCTGCAGGTAGGTTATCTTCTAACCACTGGACTGCTGCTACGTGATTTGAATTTTTTTCGTCGTAAAACTTGAAAAAGTTATGAAGATCTAAGGTCATTTTATATTACCAACACTGAAAGTATTTATGAAAAACCCTTACATAAAAAAAATACCAGAAAAATTTTTTCCTGGTATTTTAGAATTTTTTTTATTTTTTATAATTGTTAATACAATAGATGCGACAAAAAACCAAAAAAGATACTCAGGAAATTTTAAGTATTCACTCAGAAGATACCTGGAATAATTTGTCCCGTAGTGATGTATGTACCGACCGCAATCACAAATCCAAGCATTGCTAGACGTGAATTGAGGAGTTCTGCCTCAGGGGTAAAACCGAATTTCATTTTGTTTCTCCTTGATAGGTGTGTTGTTGTTTGAGTTCGGGGTTTGGTGTGGATGATACCACTTGTTTGATTGGTTTGATGACAATAAACTTGTCGTTCTTTAGGGTGCCTGCAATCTTGACCTCAAGTTTAGTTTTATGATCCCAGGCACCTGATTGAATCAATTCAGTAAGAACTGAAGCAAATTGCCCAAGCATGTCACTAGTATTAGTGGAAGTAGGTATGTCTGACATCACCCTTTCTTCTGGTTCAAGATTACCGATCATCAGTATGTCTCAGAGAGTTGCTCTACAGCATGACCCAGGATTGCAAAAAATGCAACCGTGGTGATGGTAAAAATTGCTTCAGTCATCAGAAGATTCCGAAGAAGAACTTGTCAGTGAGAGCATAAGAAATGAACCCAGCAATAATGCCGACCATAGCCCAGCGTCCATTAACTTTCTCCTTTACTTGATTGGGGGAATCCATACCGTAGTTTTCGTAATACATGGTGGGTTCTGTTGCCCACATGTTTTGTTGACCACGCTCATTAGTTGTTACAGTCATTGTAGTTTTGTAAAGAACTATTACACAATTATATAGGAAAAAAAGGGGATTGTCAATCCCCCCCCCTTCTTTAGACTAAATCTCTCTTGAGGTTGTTGAGATCAAACAGCACATTCTTGATTGTGGATGATGTCCAACCAATCGCAAATGGAGCACTATCATCACACTTTGCATCATCACGATAGTCTACTGATTGACACTTTGCAAGTGCCTCTTCCAGTGATTCAATGATGTTGTCAATACGATGTTGGGTGTTCATTGGGGTCAAATTCATATCTCAACATGGCCAAGATACATGATCTGGTTAGGTTTGTTTGGTTTAGTAGACAGTCCGCCAACTGGCACAGAAGATCAAATACTTCTGAATACCAAAAATCCACCCCGAAGGGTGGATTCACTCAAAATATGAGTATATCAGAACGAATAACGAACTTTCACTTCTCCACCGAGGTTGAAGATCTCACTGTCATAACCATACTCACCGCCAACTTTAGCGTTGACGCTAACACTGTCGGAAACTTTGGATTTCACACCAACTTCACCAACGACAATGGTCTCGCCAGTAGTTTTAGTAGCGCCTTTGGTCCACTCATAACCAGGACCAATTTCTCCAAAGAGAGTTACACCCTTGGAAACTTTCTCTTCATAACCAACACGAAGTTCGGTTTGAGCACCTTTGTAAGTGCCATTAGAAAGACCTGCGGTGGTCTTTGATTCTACATAAGGGCCAGCGAACGCAGCGGTGGCAAGGAAAGGAGCAGCTGCGACAGCTGCGATTGCGGATTTAAACATAATTGTACCTCTAAGTTTCTCGCAGAGTAATACCTGCGGATGTAAGGAGTTTCGACAAACTCCGTGTTCAGTGACTCAACGAGTAATTGAGGTTTCGTCACTGGGGGTATTTATCCCATAATTGGGAACTCCACAACCTGGATTCGAACCAGGGACAAAGTGATTAACAGTCACCGACTCTACCGCTGAGCTATTGTGGAATGAGATTACCAATCAGGAAGTGCCTGGTGGCATTTTTCCTAAGTAAGGATTATATTGAAGTAAGGCAAGTGGATTCTCTAATTTATTAGATTCATTTACCCAAAAATTTAAAATACCATCATGACTATTCCGATGAAAAACTTCAATATGTTCTGGATGAATAGTTGATCCAAGTTCAATTTTATAATGCATAAGTGGAATAGAAAATGTTAGTCCTGAATTGTAAATTAAATCATCAG